CTGCACGCCGACGCCTTGCACGTTGATGTTCGTCCACGCGCCGCCGTTCCAGCGATAGCGCATGACGCCCGTGGCCGTGCCGTTCCAGAAGAACCGCACATTGGACAGCACCGGGGTTGCGGGGCCGGAAACGGTCTGCCGATTGCCCGCTGTGGACGACTTGGCCTGACCGAGATCGGGGCCGGGGATGGTGTAGTAATTGGTCGAGTTGGCCTCGTCCCAGGTGCCGATGCGGGTCAGCACATAGGACGCCGGGCGCACGTTGCCGTTGATGTCGCCGTTGAGCGACGCGAAGCCCACCCAGCCGCCGCCCGCATCGCCCAGTTCCGCGATGAGAGTCGATGCCACCGCGCCGCTGTACCGGCTGGCGTCGTGCGTGTACGAGTCGCCAATCATGGCGATGGTGATCTGCCCCGCCTCGCCCAGCAGGCGCTTGCGGCGCAGGTAGCGGAAGCGGCGCAGGCGGTGGGCGTTGAAGATGTACTGCTTCGGCGCACCGTAGGGCGTCAAAAACTGCGACATCCGGTCGTTGAGCGTCGAGCGCGTGCCCCTGGCGGTCACGATCTCCGGAACGGTGAACAGGCCCTCGACGGTCCCGTTCTTGTAGACCGTGAGCATTCGACGCCCCACGCTGTCGGTCACGCCCCACAGGTAATCGTCGCTCGGGTACGATCCCTTGGCCAGACTGTTGCCGACGGGCAGTTCGCCTTGCGTTGTGCCCAGCGACAGCGTATAGGTGAGGTCGGCATTGCGGGTAAACGTCAGCCCGTTGGCCACACCCAGCGCCACGCCAAGTTTGGCGAGCATGGTCCCGTCCGCCGTCCATGCGGCGAGTCGGCGGCTGGCCGAGTCGATGAACGCGAGGATGTAGTCGGTAGCGTTGCCCCAGTCCAAAATCAGGCCGGGGCTGACCGCCAGCAGCGCCGCGATGGTCTGGTCGTAGGTGCCAACCGGCACCACCTCGACATACCGCACGAGCACATTGTCGGTGCCCGCCGCTGGCGGCGAGGTGAAGTTGATGGTCGTGCCGCTCGTCCAGGTGAAGTCGATTCCAGGACGCTGCGTCACGCCGCCGACCGCAACATCGAGTTGCGCCTGGTTGCCGGGGTTAGCCGACAGCGTGAAACTCGTGGCCACGCCGTCGCCGTCGAACAGATCGGCGTAGGCAGACCCGTAGCCCACCTGAGTGGCGAGCTGGGCAATTGCGGCCTGCACGGTGGACGCCGTGACAGGGCCGGTGGCCGTAAACCCGACGCGCCCAGCGCCTTGGATGGACGCCAGATCATCAACCAGCTCCGACACCGCCGCCTGCACATTGGTGGAGCTGATGTAGGAGTACGGGGCGAACCCGACAAGCGACGCGCCGTCCTGGCCAGAAACATAGTCCAGCGGGCTCGTGGCGCGGGCAGAGTTGTAGACCAGCGCGCCGCGCGAGTCTTGGACTTGCACGCTGTACTCTGTCGCGCCGACGTACAGAGCCCCCGGCGTGCCGTTGTTGCTCGGATAGCCGTTGATCGTCCGCACCGGCAACGCAGCGGGCTGCGTGAGCCCCGCGTCCCAGTACACCGCCACCGGGTTCGTGATGGGGTTCAGGTTCGCCGTGCCGATCCAGATGTACCCGTTCTCCAGCGGACTGCCGTCGCGGTCGCTGAAGATCGGGAACGGGGGCTGGATGGAGAGGGTGGTCATGGTTGGGGTTCCTGTTCTTCGGGGCGAAGCACATCAACGGCCTGCGTGGACGCGCCGCCGTAGACGGCGCCATATGCAGCGGGCATGGCGCGGCTGGCGCCCGCGGGCCGTGCCTTGCGCTGCGCCCGAGCAATCTCGGACTTCAGAGCCGCTACCGCCGCATCCGGGTTGTTGTACATCATGTTGGCCAGCTGCGCGGCGATCTTGGGGTTGAGCCGGTCCTTGGCGCCCATGTAGACGTTGCGGAACAGCGTGTACGCCCGGTTGAGCAGGTTAAGTTTGTCGGCGCGTAGTGTGCCTTCGTCGGCCTCTTCTGCCAACACATCGCGCCCGGTGGGCCGCGCGGAAGCGCGGGCAGCGCGAGCCGCCTCTGCCACCTTGTTGGCGCGAGCGATGTCGTCGATCACCAACTGGATGTCGGTCAACTGTTCGGGCGTGAAGTTCTGCGCTCGCAGCATCGGCGCAACGGCGTTCGGGTTGCGCAGCATCGGGTCTTTACCGGTCTGGATCACCAGCCGCATCCCGCGCGCCCGGTCGGCGAACTCACGCGCCAGATCAGGCCCAAGGGCCTGCCGGTACGCAGGCTTGAGGTTGCCCGTGCTGTCCAGCATCTCACCGACCACCTTCATGGCATCACCCTCGGTCAGCGGCTGGCCGCCAGGCGTCTGCGTGAGCATCTGGTTCAGGCGGGTCGAGACGACGCGGCGAATGGCGTCGCGCTCTGCCGGCCCGCTGCGGTTCAGGGCCACGCCCATCCGTTCGCCGCTGCCAAGGATGTAGTCCAGCACCTGGGCCGGCGTCTTGTCGCGGAACGGGCCGCCGATGGCGTTGAGTTTGACCAGCGCCTCGGAGCCTTGCGCGGCCTCCTGCTCGAACCGCTCCAGCGTCTGCCGCAGCCCCAAGCCGCCGTTTTCCAGCACCGACAGCACTTCCGCGCGGCTCTGCATAAACCCCGCCGCCTTGGCAGGATCGACCATGCCGGTCGCCGGGTCAACGGCGGCCAGTCGGAACTGACCCAAGATGCCGTTGCGCAGCGACTCAAAGGCCCGCGCATCGCCTTGGAACGTCGTCAGGAACTGCTGCGCCGCGTCGATGTCCTTCGTGAACTGCTGGACGATCTGCGCCGGATCGATGCGGTTCTCGCCGAACATGGCCGGCTTGAGGATGCGCGCCGTTTCGCCTTCGCGGAAGCGCGGGGCGTACAGCGTGCGGTAGGTAGCCACCGCCTCGCCGTAGAGGTCTTTGGCCTGCTGCGGCAGCGTGTCGGAGGCGTCGATAGCCGCGTCGATGGTGCGCTGCAGGCCGAGCAGGTTGCGCGTCTCCACACCGGCCAGCGTGCTTGACCCCCGCGCCGCGGCGGTGATGTCGGAGTTGATCGCCTTGCGCAGGTCGTCCAGTTCGGCAAGCGTGGCCGAGGCAGGCGGCTGTACCGGCGCGGGGCGATCAACGTAGGTAGCGCGGAACGGCGGCGCGGCTTGACCTACCGGCTCCTGCGCGGCGGGGCGCAGCGCGAGGATGCGCCGAACGATAGCCGGTGCGGTGGCCGGATCAAACGAGGACAGCGGGCGCCCCAGCACGCGCTCGGCCTCAGCCACCACGCTGTCGATGTTGACCTTGGCCGCGCCGCCAGCTTCCAGCGCCTTCCGGTACGCGGGGCGAACTTCCGTTTGTTTGATCGCGTCCTCAAGGGATTGCGCACGCTGAAGGATGGCCTCGCCCGACTCCTGCGGGCCGGCCGGAAGATCGACGCGCAGCGCGGCCTCCATCTGAGCCCGCTCGGTGTCGAGGTTGCGCAAGATGCCGTCGCGCACCTGCGTCAGTTCGTCGAGGGCGCCTGGCTGGAGCATGGCGCCCTGCTGCTCAATCTGCTGGTTGACGCGAGCCAACTGCGCTTGCAGCGCGCCGACGCGCTCGTTCATCAGACGCTGCGTGACGCGAGCCACTTCAGGTGATGCGCCCCGAACGCGCTCGGCCAGCACCGCCATCGTCGGCGGCGCCTCGCCGCCGCCAGCCACGATCAGTTCCGGCAGCGTGGGCTGGAAACCGGGCGTGGTAGGGACTTGGCGGCCAGCTTCGATTTCACCGATGGCGCGCTCGGCAGAGCCGACCGTACCACCAGCGGCACGGAACAGTTGCCGCTCGGCGATAAGCGCGGGGTTGGAAAACGGCTGAACCGCTGTCTCCCACAGCCCCTTGACCACTTGGCCGCCAACCTTGGCCACGGGCGGGAACGCCCCACCTCCCGCCATGCCGACAGCGATATCGACAGGCGCTTCTGCCACGGGGGCCGCGCCGATGCCGCCCGACACCGCGCCAGCGCCGACGCGCTCGCTCAGAGTGCGCCCGCCAGTGGGCCCCATGCCACTCACTCGAACGGCTTCGGCGATGGGCTGAACAACTGGGGCAGCGCGGGTGCCTTGAGCGAGTGCCTGCGCCATGCGGCCGGCCTGCGCCGGAATAGCCGTACCGGCCGCCACGCCGGAAGCTGCCTGCTGAACGAACTTCTCCGTGCTGCTGCGCGGGACAGGCACGCCCACGCGGGTCAGAAGATCGCTCAGTGCTTCGGATGGGGCCTGGTAGTTGGTGCCGAAAAGCCGGTTGAAGCCGGCCACGACGGGGTCGGCCACCACAGGCGCCAGCACGCCGGCCGCGCCCCCGGCCACCGCGCCCGGAGGGCCGGCCGCGACGAAACCACCAGCAGCGCCCGCCACCGGCAGCGCGAACGCGCGGGTGAGCGCGCCAGAGACACCCGCGGGGGTCGTCTCGGGCTCTTCCGGCCGTGCGGGAGGGGCCACTTGACCGGGCGCTGCGCCGGGGATTTGGCCGGCAGCAGGCACGAGCCCGCGTCGCCTGGCCTCAGCCAGCAGCCCCGCTTTGTCTGCGGGCAGAATGCCCCGGCGCTCGGCTTCAAGTAGCAGTTCGAGGTCCATCATTGCCCTCTCAGGCGCCTCAGCAACTCTTCATTGCTCAGCCCCTCGTACTGAGTTCCAGCCGCCGCTTCGGGCGGCTTTTCGTCGATGGCTGAGTAGAAATCGGTGATCGTCGGCACGGCACCCTTGTACCCGCGCAGCGTGCCTTGCCCGGGCCCTTCAATGTAGGCAAGCATGGCATCACGATCTCTGGCCGCCGCGCGCATCTGGTTGACGATGGCGCGCAGACGGCGGGCGTTGTCCGCGGCCGGCGCTTTGGGGTCATACGACCGAGACAAGAACGCCTCGCCTTCCTTCTGCGTGAACTGCGCGCCAAGAACGGCCTTGAGCCCTTCTTGAATCACACGCTCGGCGTTGGCGCGGGCTTCGCGAGACGCGGGGTTGATGAAGGCATTGACCACATCTGGCGTGATGCCTACCACCGGGCCGGTGACGCGCTCTTTCTTGTCGAGCGTGCTGATGACGGCCGACAGTTGATTGACTCGGGATAGCGCGGTGGAGCGGCCACCGGACATCCATTCGACGGCAAGCGGGGCGAACTTCTTGTCCCGCTCCGTCTCGTAGGGAGTGGGCGGGCGCTCCTGCCCCGGCATGTTGACGTTGACCAGCGGGCCGCCCTCTTTGTCGATGCGCTTCGGGGCCTTGCCAGGCTCAACGGCGAACACGCCTGGGATCGGGACGCCGTTCTCGACTAGGCCGCGGCGGCGCTTGTCCTCGGGAGTAGACACGATGACCGCATCGGCCGGCACGTCCTTGACCTGAAGCAGCGTCGGCGCCTTGCCTGGCTCGATGGCGTAGGTGCCAGGCAGCACGTTGCCTTTGTCGTCGAGCAAGCCAGCCGCGCGCTTGGCGTCAGGCGTCGAGACAACTTGCGCGGGCGGCTTCGTGACGGCGCCGATTGACTCAAACCAATCCTTGCCAAACAGCCCCGCACCCATCGCCCGCGCCATCGCTGCGGCGTCCTTGGGGCTGATTTCCGCAACGCCCTTGATCGTCTCCCATTGCTTGCGCTGCTCGGGATTTTGTTCGGCCGCGGCGCGCTCTTCGATCAGGCGAAAGGCAACCTCGGGCCGCTCGGAGAGAAGCCCGGTGACGACCTTAGCCGTGAACGCGCCGTAGTTCTTGCGTTGCTCATCGTTCATCTGGTTGCGCAGATCAGCGATGAGTTTGCCTTGTTCGGCCGGCAGCAGGGCCAGCACGTTGGCCGTCTGCTCGTAGCTGGGGTTCGGGTTGGCGAAGAGATCGGCCACTGCCCGCTGGCGCTGCTCGGCAAGCGCCATCGCCTGCCGCTGGGCTTCGATCTTTGCGGCCTGAGCAGCCCGCGCCGCCTCAACGTCAGCCATCTGCGCACCGACGCGCATCCCCTGCAGCACGCTCTCAAACGGCGTGGCGACCTGCATCTGGTAGTTGATCGGGCCGATTGCCATCACATCACCCCGCCGCCGCTGGCAGAGCCGAAGAACGGTGAGCCGCCACTCGGCGCACCCCCGAACGACGGGAACGGAATCCGTCCGCTGCCCACACCCATGCCGTACATCTGCATCGGCGTCTGGAGCAGGTTGGCAAACGGTGCTGCGCGGCCGAGCGTGCCGCCTGCGCGGGCTGCGCCCTGCTGCTGGAGCAGACCGGCGACGCCGCGCCCCGTCTCCATGCCCGCCGTGCCGACACCCGCAGCGGACTGCTGCCCGAGTGCGGTGAGCCCACCGAGGCGCGCGTACTGCTGGTCGAGCGCCTCCTGCAGCATCGCGGGCCGGAACTGGGCCAGCGCACCCTGGAGGTTCCCGCCGCGCAGGCCTCCGGTAGCCGAGGCGTTCTGCAGCATCGCCTCCTCGCCCTGACGGGTGAGGGCCTGTAGGAGCGGGCTCTGCTCGACCCCCGAGATGGCCTGCTGCTGCGCCTCTGCGCCCTGCAACCCGAGCATCGCCTGCATACCTTGCAGCGCGGGCTGGCCGGCCTGGACGTAGGGCTCCAGCAGCTTGCGCATCTCGTCGAACTGACGGCGCTGCTCCTCGATGCCGGCCTGTGCGGCGTCGGCTTGCTGGCCTGCGGCTTTGCCCGCCGCGCGGGATTGCATGGCGCTGCCGGCGAGGCTGGTGCCGCCGACAATCAACCCGGTTACTGGATCAGGCATCGCTGCCTCCTTCGAATTCGTTCATGTAGGCGTCGAACGTCTCGCCATACGTCTGCATCACGAACGGCGCGGCCTTCACCGCAGCCGCTGCCCCGTGGCAGATGCAGACCACCGAGAGCACGATGTCGTAGTACCCCGCGCGCCAGGCGTAGGCCATCGCTGACGGGTTCCCGGCGCGCTCGGCTGCGTCTGCGCCCTGCCACTTGAGGATCGCCTGCGAGATGAGCGGCAGCAGCACGGCGCTGTGCTGCTGGAAGAACGGCGAGGCCGGCAGCGCGAAGAGCAGGTTCCAGATCGCCGCGTCGAGGTCTGCGCGCTCCACCTTGTCGCCATCGGCAACGTCGTCAAGCACCTGGATGCAGTCGTACAGCGCGAGCAGCCACTCCACCGCAGGAGGCGGGAGTCGGAACACTTGCTCGAAATTCTGACGCAGCATGGCACCTCCCGGTGGCTGCTGGCGGCCGACAGACTCAGCGGATGCCATCATACCCCTCAAGTGATCTCGCGTCCAGACACCCGCAGCGTGAGCGAGGTGGCATTGCTGGCGATGGTCGATATGAACCCGCCAGGCGCGAGCACCTGGCCCACCAGTTCGGGGCACAGGTACGTCTCGTCGGGCTGCACGGTGCGGGTGTCGATGACGAGGTTGGAGTTCCCGGCAGACCCGCCGCTGGTGACGATGTTCACCGAGAACGTGCGCGACACGGTGTCCGTGTTCGTCACGGTGGCCTTGTCGATGATGGCCCGCACGTTCGTGGCGGTGTACTGCGTGGTTTGCGTGGCCTCCATCTGCTTAGGAGGCACGAGTACGGCTACGGTTACGGTCATGATTCGACGCCCCCGATGTTGTTTGCGACTGTGAGGATGATGGACGGAATGCCCGGATGCGGAGCCACGGCACCGGAGGCCAGCAACTGCACGCCGAGGTTGGTGACGCTGAACATGAGTTCGACGTAATCCCCGGCCTTCAGGTTGAAGAAGTAGTTGAGCGACAGGAACACCTCGGCGTTGTTGCCTTTCACGCGCGCCTGGCTCGCGGAGTTCGTGACATCCGCGCCGTTGAGCCGGAACCACAGGTAGAACGTTTCATCAGTGGCAACCGTCGAGTCCAGTTGGATGCTGGTCTGGAAGTTGTAAATGCCCTCGGTGTCCACCACGATGCGTGATGTCGGGCTGCCAAGCGTCACCCCACGCGACAGATCGGTCGTGTTGAACGTGATCGCGGTGGCCGTGTTGATCACGGTCGCCGTCTGCGTCGTGGTGTCGTAGAACGACCCGTAGCGACTGCGCTTGAACTCGCGCGGCGCGGGCGCAGTCTCCACGAAGTCCGCGATGTGCTTGAGCGCGAGCACCTGCTGCAGCGCCAGCGTGGCCTTGGCTTCGCACGCGGCCAGAGTCGCGGCCAGAGACTGCTCGGCCGACTGCACCTGATCCTGGGCCTGCACCGCAGCGGCCTGAGCCGTGCCAACCGACGCGCTGAGTTGGGCCACCACATCAGGGGCCAGCGGCTCGACCACGTTGAACAGGTTCTCGAAGGCGCGAATCTGCTCCTGAGTGGTCAGGAACTGCGCCAGCTGCGAGCGGCTGAGACGAAGCGGAGGCGTCGTGGCCATCAGACGTTCAGCGGCTCAAGCCGCGCCTCCAGCCGCAGGAACGAGATGTGCGCGTCCGAGTCGCCTCGGAACCGCTGCATACGGATCGACTCCATGTTGCCCTGCTGGAACCACACCAGGCGCTTCCTCGTGTCGCCCGTGGTGCCGGCACCGATGAACCGATCCTGGCTCCAACTCATACCATCGGTCGAGTACGAGGTCGAGATCGTGGGGTTCGACCCGACAGTCACGCGCCCCGGCAGCGCCACGAGTTCCAGTTCGTGGAAGATCGCGCCCTTGGACTCGTTGTAGATGATGGGGCAGGCGAACTCCCAACGCGCCTTCTGGCCCCACTGCGTGCTTATCTTGCGGTCGAGGTAGCCCACGCGGGGCTCGCTCGGGTGGCCGACGATCCAGCGGTCGTAGCACCACACGACGTTGCGCACGGGATACTGGGCGAAGCCCACCACGTCGCTGGTGAGCGTGAACCAGATGCGCTGGCTCAGAGCCTGGCTGGCCGTGTGGTCGTACACCAGCGTGCGGTCTGGCAGATGGACGTAGAGAAGCTGGTGCGCCCGGTCGAAGCGGGCCTCCAGCTTGACATCGGCCAGTTGCGCCTCGGTGTAGGTCTGCAGCAACAGATCGACATCCTGCGTGGCCAGCGGCACGCTGCTGGAGTTCGCCCCCAAGTAGACGCTCGGGGCCTCGTTGCGACCGCTGCCGAGGAACGCGATGCCCTCGTCCCCGAACACGCAGCAGGAGAACGTGCCGATGGTGCCGCGCATGATCTGCGCGCCGTCGATCCGCTGGAAGGGGAACAGGCTGCCGCCAATGTTGTCGAACACCTCGATGGTGTGGCGGTTCAGCGCGTAGACCTCGT